GCTTTGATAAGTTGGATGAAAGGTTGTGGTTGGTGATTGGTTTGGTTGTTACCACACTAGTGGGCATAGTTGTTAGTGGAGTAATGTAATGCCCATTCCACCAAAAGAAGTTCAAGCAGCAGCACGAAAAGCATTAGAAGCACGTGATAATGTTCCTAATAGTAGAAAAGCCGGAACACCTGTTGGACTTGCACGTGCCAACCAATTGGCAAATAGTGAAAACGTAAGTGAAAGCACATTGCTACGCATGTGGAGTTACTTAAGTCGTGCAAAGGCAGATTATGATGCTGCAAAGGCCCGAGGCTTAGACTTAGAAAGTAGCAAAGCCATACAAGCATATTATTTGTGGGGTGGACCTGCTGCGCTAGCTTGGGTTAGGCGTGAACTAAACAAGTAATGATAAATGAAATGAATCAAAATAAGGGCATTTAGCCCTTATTTTTTTGTTGTCTACATAAATACTTATTGACATAAAGTTATTTTATGTTATATTAAAATATGGAGGACAATATGAAAGACAGACCTTATCCTTATATTCCTAAGAATCCCAAAAAGGAAACTAAATTTAGTAAAAAATGGGGTATCACAGCCATTGAACTAGCAGCCGAAGAAGGTGTTACACCAGATGCTATACAAATGCGTGTAATGAAGTTTGGCACGCCATTCCAGCGCAAAAAACTGCCCACAGTTTGCGAAGTGCTAACTGGTAAGACCACAATTGAACTGGGGCATGAAATTGGTGTTACACCAATCAGCATTACCAAGCGACTGCAAGAATATGGAGATCCATATTATACTGCACCCATTGCAGGACCATCAGCAACACGTGGCACACATCGTGCAGAAAAGCATTGGAGTGAAACTAAGCTAGCTGGTGTAAAGCCAGGTGCAAAGTATGGCTGGCTAAGTCCACGTCATCCTGAATATCACACATGGCGCTACAAGTATATTCAACAGCATTGCCCCACAGCCAAAGACACAATTAACACAGAGGACAAGTAAAATGAACACACGCACATTTATGGTATTTGATATCCATGCACGTAAAAACAAAATTAGAGATGAAAAGTATTTTGAAATTGAAATGTTAGATGACATCACTGGTGAATATGTAAAAACCTACGCCAGTGAAGAAAACTTTAACTTTGATCATTGGTTACCCATTATTGAAGCTTGGCAACCAAACACACTAGTAGCAATTACTGGATTGTTTAGGTTTACACGTAATTCTAAAACAAAGCAATTGCAAAATATTGTTAACGCAGATTCAAAGCCACATATTTTAGAAACTTATAATCAAGATGTGCGTGATCAATATCTCAACATTTATGCTAAGAAATATCTATAAAAAAAGAGCATACTGTGTAAACAGTATGCTCTAGTATCACATGCTAATTTTTGAGGAAAATTACGAACGAGATGTAGCAGCGAATGCTTTATGAACAGCTTTGTAGTTGGAGGCCACAAAGTGTGTGAGCGAATATATTAACTGGAGATCAATATCTATGCATTATGTTTGGCAACATTATGGATGCATTCGCTGCTACAATAATATTTAGCACGGAATACCATTTTTGCTTGACTTAATGGTTTTTTTTGTTATAATTTGATAGTGCAGGCGGTTGGTATTTGATAGTGCAGAAATTATAGTATGTATATAAGAACATGATGAGGTATATGGGGTCAACATTGACTTAACTAGGACCTAAAATAACATCTTGTTCAAAACAGATATGAGGAATACGAGATATGAGTTATGAATTAAAAAATTATTCAATTGCTGTGATTAGTGAACACATGCAGCAGTTTTATCCGATTAAAACGAAAAGCAATAACAGCATCAGTTATGCGAGTATTGCACAAAAGTATATTGATATCACAGTAAATGCTCTACTTGTGGGAGATACTGGAGATGCTGATAATACCTATTATATTTGGAAAGACAGTTTAAGGCATAAGTTGATTAACAAGTATGATGGTAATAATAGATGGTATACGTGGTTAACACAAAACTATCCTTTATTTCACACACTGCGTGATGGATATTCTAGTAAGGACCCACAAGCAAGTTTGGTGCAGTCATATGTGAGTGTAGATGAGTTGATTCTTTACACATATCACAACAACAATAGACTTGCAGGTCTACTGGACATTCCACGTGGTGATGTTACTGTTACACCCATTGATATGGAGTCACTGAGCAATTACAGAGACAACTTGGTATACTACAATCGCAATGAGCAGGACAAGAGCACAAGAGATAGACGCAACAGAGATATTCATAGGAGTGGTTTGATACTTGCACTAGCACAAATCAATAACGGCAATCTAACCCAAGGTCACAGCACCAGTGAATGGCCACGTCATTACCTCACAGGCGTTAACTTACAGAATGGCACAGCCAGCGGTGTGCGTGAAGCTGCATTAGGTAAGTGTTACAAATATGACATCAACAGCAGTGCATTTGCATTTAAGGCTACAGTGATACAGCAATGGGCCCTGTCACAGGGCATTGACTATAAGCCACGCACAATGTTGCAGTTGCTCAATGACAAGCGTAGTGTGAGAAACATGTTGGCATATGATGTGCTTAAAAGCACACGCACCACAAAAGAACACAAATTAGAACTAATCAAAGAAGCAATCACCAGCATGGGCTTTGGCTGTGATCCCACTGCGCCACGCAATGCAATACGCAACATTATTTGGAATAACAATGACTATGAACGTTTTGTAAATCATGAATGGGTTAAAGAGTTTCAACAGGAACAGGTGTTGTTTAGTGAGATTGTTAGACAGTCATACACTAAGGATTGGGTAAAGGCAAATATCCCCTCTGCACTCAAAGGTAATCGCTACAGCCAAAGCAAACTAGAAGCTTACTTGTATGCACAGTTTGAAACAGAATTCATGACACAAATTCAACGCAGCGTTGGCAGTGATAATATTGTGCTGTGGGTGCATGATTGTGTTTATACCAATGTGCGTATTGATTTGGATTACTTCAATCGTGTGCCTCAGGCAATGGGTTATCCACTAATACAGTTTAGTTGCGAACGTGTGGATCCTGTGCGCTACAACAAGTTAAATCAATTGCAGGGTGATCTAGAACATCTAAGTCACAGCAATAGAATTAATCGTGAAGAAAAATCTGCAATAAACTATAACAGTAGTTGGATTGACAGCGCCACAGCAGAACTATTTTCAAATAGAATTAACATTCCCATTGCTAATGTGGAAATAGAAACTGCTTGGGAACAATACAATCAACGTTTAATGGAGCAACTAAATGCCTAATAGATTTGAATTGCAACAGCGAGATTTACAGTGTTTGGATCATCCCATGCACCTAAACTGGAGTATGACGAATAAAGATGGTAACCCTGCACTGTGTTGTAGTGTGTGCAGCAGCACAACAAAGTCACGTCGAGGTAAGCCACGCTACATTAGATACGTAAAAACACGCGAAATAGAAACACTGCAAAAGATTGGTGTAGAGGAGAGATACTAATGGACCATTTCCCACGTTTGCCCAACGGCGATATTGATGAAAACAGCGATGCTTGGCAGCAGCATGTTATTGGTTGTGTGCTGGCAGCTGAAAGCATGGAAGAAATAGCCACTGATGACTATGCATTCATTGAGCACAGTGTTATTGCCAAGTGGAATAGTTTAGAAGAACCAGATCGCATCTCACATGCGCTGAGCAGCACAGAATTATATCTCACTGTGCAACGTGCGCTAAAAGCTCAAGCTCATATGAGAAATTTGCTAGCAAATAATAAATAATATTTGGAAGTAGACAGCCATCTCTTCTAAATCCCTAATAAAAAAGTAAATTGTATTATTTCCCCCATACCTTAAAAAAGTATGGGGGTTTTTTATGCTCAGTAAATATGAGCATGAAGCAAATCCAAATTGACGCAAGCAAAAAGCTAAACAAAATCCTCATGGGCAATGGCGGTGACCTTAGAAGTTTAAAACTATACAACATTAGAGTGTTATTAGACAAAGAACAGTTAACTGAGGATGATGTGCTAGTGCTCAAACATTTTTTAATCAGTGACAGGCAAACCATAGAAAACACAGCATATGTGGCTAACACAGCAGTGTATCCTGCCAGCTGGGGCCATAGTGTTACCGTTTTGAAGCGAAAAAACGGGTTTTAAACTAAATACTGTTACGCTAACATCAGCGAACAAATGATGATTACTCATCTGGAGAATAAACGTGTTTGACTTTATACCCACATATGATCCCACTATTGAGAAGTGTGGATTACCCCGCGAAGAAGAAATAACCATAACAGGCATACGCATAGGACGTGGCGAAACCAGTGCGGTTGTGGATCCCGAAACAGTTTACAAATTAGCACTAATGGGTGCTACCAATGTGGAAATTGCTGAATGGTATGGAGTCACAGAACAAAGCATTAGATATCGCTTTAACGAATACCTTGCAAAAGCACGTTCAAGTTTAAAGATCAAATTACGCAGAGCCCAACTTAAAGTAGCTATTGAAAATGAAAACCCAACCATGCTTATTTGGTTAGGTAAACAGATGTTGGGGCAATCAGAAAATGTCGTTGGTGCAGAGAACGAAAAGGTTCTCCCATGGCTAACTGAAGAGTCTGCGGATTTAGATGAAACTTACTGATCAACAAAAATATGTGCTAAACAGCGGTAAACGTTTTGCTTGTGTGGTAGCAGGACGACGCGGTGGCAAGAGCTACATGAGCATTGCTAGTCTCGCACAACACGCAAGACATCCAGGTAAACTCTGCGTGTATGTTGCTCCCACTCACCAAATGTGTCGCCAGATTATGTGGAAGCCACTTAAGAACATGCTGTTGGATAAGCGTTGGGTCAAACGCATTAATGAAAGCAATTTAGAAATTGAATTAGTTAATGGTTCAATCATCATGTTACGCAGTGCCGACAATCCAGATCGACTACGTGGTATCAGTATCAGTCACTGTGTTATTGACGAAGCAGCAGACATTGCAGAAGAAACTTGGTATGAAGTAATACGTCCAGCACTGGCAGACCAACAAGGTAGTGCGCTAATTATTAGCACACCCAAAGGCAAAGGTTGGTTGTGGGATTTATTCAGCAAATTCAAACACAACGAAGATTGGTTATGTCACAGCTATACTACTGCCGCCGGCGGAATCGTCAGCGAAGATGAAATTGCTAATGCTCGTCAAAGCATGGGTGATCGCGAGTTTAGACAAGAGTTTTTGGCAGAGTGGGTAGATTTTGCAAATAGAATTTACTATGCATTGAGTGAAGATAACTTAAAAGAACTACCACAGCCAGATCTCCGCACACCACTGCATATTGGAATGGACCATAACATTGATCCGGGCGTTGCAGTGGTAGCACATCAAACACAATATGGTTATCACGTGTTTGATGAAATAGAAATATACGGAACAAACACACACGAGATGGTAGCAGAAATTGAAAGACGCTACCCCAGCAGAAAAAAATATGTTTATCCTGATGCAAGCGGATCTCAACGTAGAACTAGTGCAAATGGTATTACTGATCATATTATCTTAAAGAATGCAGGATATCAATTATGTGTTGGTAGTATCAATCCAGCAGTAGCCGATCGCATTGCCGCAGTTAACAGTGCATTTCGCAGCGCGGATGGCACAATTAGATTGACAATTGACCCTAGATGTCGTAAACTGTTAGAATGCTTAGAGAAACACACATACAAAGAGGGAACTCGCCAGCCGAATAAAGAAGGTGCGAAAGATTTTTCACACTTCAACGATGCATTAGGTTATTTGGTTAATCATCAACTGCCCATACGTCAAGCAATACAAGGTTATGGTGGTCCACTCAGACGCAGCACAGGAAGTTTCCGATGAAAACAGTTTATATGAGAGTAATGATAGACGAACCTAATCTCAGTGCCTATACCAAGGCAATTAGGGGTGAGAGTGTAGAACACTGCATAGAGCAATTGCATGAATACCTAGGCACATCGACTGAACTGGGCACAAGATGCAGTGTGGTGTTTTGTGGTTATGAACAAGGAGAATATGATGAAGTTGAAAGATAATTTTTTAAACAAGGAAAGCAGTCACTACAGTGTGGGCCTAAACACTTTTAGTTTGTGGAGCACTGTGATGCTGTGGGCACACTTTGCAGGACACTTAACTTGGTGGGCATTTCCACTAACACTAGTTGCTGCATTGATTGGTTATGGCACTGAAATCGTAGAGCGTAAGAAAAGTTCTAGCCTAGGACTATAATATGAAGCAGACCAACAAGCCAGCAGAAAAGAATAGTAGTGAATGGAAGCGTAATGAAAAGATCATTAACGAAACTCCAGCACTGCGTCAACTACGCGACATCAGCGAAGGCTTTACACCAGGAAAAGGGTCAGGGGGAGGTTGGACTCCCAGCCAAGCCTACAAAGACAACTACGATGCCATCTTTGGTAAGAAAGATAAAGATGACCAGTAAATGGCACGGTGGCAAGGGCAGCAAACAGCGTCCTGTTGAAGATAAAAAACGATTTGAAGATAATTGGGATCGAATATTCGGTTCCAAAAAGAAAAAGGAAAAGCCCAATGAAAAATCATAATGGAACATGGTTGCCTGATGGTGACACATTCTTTCAAAACAGAGGTGACTATGAAGGTCATGACTATAGTAAACTAAAGCCTTATCTAGGTCAACGCCGCACAGCAATTGACATAGGCGCACATGTAGGCTATTGGAGCAGACGATTAGTGCATGACTTTGAATATGTGTATGCATTTGAAGCAGAACCAGAACACGCACAGTGTTTGCGTGCTAATGTTACTGAACCAAACATCACAATCACTGAAGTTGCACTCAGCAGTGAACCCGGCACTGTAAACTTTAGCAAAAGCATTCACAACAGTGGCATGAGTCATGTCAGTGAAACAGGCACTGCAATTGAATGTGAACCTTTGGACCGTTGGAAGATTCGCGATGTAGACCTAATTAAAATTGATGTGGAAGGACATGAACTCAGTGTGCTGCAAGGTGCTGAACACACCATCCTACGCAATCGCCCAGTGTTGTTTATGGAGATTCTAAACAGCACACCATATGATACACGCAAGGGCATATTGGATCTAATGATTCAGTGGAATTACACACTAAAAGAAACCATTGCAGAAAATTATATTTTTGTGAGCGCAACATGACAGACAAACTATTAGGCACTATGACACGATTCACATATCGTGCAGAACCCCGACGTGATCCCAGCAAAGTATTTGATGTAATTAGACCTGTTACCGGTATGAACGCACAGGAAATTAAACACAACATTAAATATTACGCTATGAAGACAGGTGCAATTAGTGCAGCACCTTTAACCCAAGAACAATATGAGGAGATGGTAAATGAAGCAACAGGACAAACAGCGTCAGCTGAGACTTCAGAAGAAAAGAACCAAACGCAATCTAAAGCGTAAAGGTGTCAAGTATGACCCAAATAAGAGATTGGCCCTACAAATACCGGGTCTTATACAGGCAAGCGCGGCATCTCGCGATACGATCACAGATGAAACCCGTCTTGAGCTTTGATGCGGAAAACAATTGGTTAGGTGATGTTAGGCCCCGAGATATCAAAACCTATTGGGCCAGTCTCACCGATACTGAACGTGCGTTTGAAATATTAGAACGCACTGAAGCAGCAGTGTTCATGGAGTTTCATGATCGGATCATGCACAGTATACCCAAGCCACACATTAAACCTTAACGATAAATATGGTGTATGACACCTTATGAAATACGACTTGAGTTATTAAAGTTGGCATTTGCAATACTGCAAGCACAGCAGACCAAACCAGAGGCTATGCCCAGCGCAGATGAAGTTATTCTACACGCTGAAAAATTAAATCATTTTGTAAGTCAAAAAGGTTGACAAATAGTTTTTAGATACTATAATTAACATTGTGCGGCACACATGGTGTGAGTTGCACATTTAAACAAAATATCTACTTGTTTTGAACCCCTCAGGTGTTAACCCACTTGAGGGGTTTTTTATTCTATAATCACCTATAAATAAGGTGTTCTGGATAAATAACAGCGTATATGCATATTATCCACGCTTGGAGATAACCTTGGCCAAGGAATTTAACTATTATGACTTCATTACTGGAAGTCATACACTTTACGAACGCTACATCGATGACTGGAAACTAGCCGTCAAAAGTTACTACGGTGGCGTAGAATATCGCTTGGGAAATTATCTCAAAGCCTATGATATCGACATGACCACACAAAGCGATGTGGTCAATACCTATGATTTAGATGCTAATGGCGTGGCCATTAACAAGTATCGCAGCACCATTCAGCCTGTTAACACACGTGAAGAAGCCGACAATGGCACACAGTATAACAGTAACTTCTATCAAGAAAAAATTAATAACGTTCCTGTGTTACCCTACACAAGACTTTATGTTAGCGAATATAACGCTATTCTTTTTAGATCAGCACCAGTAAGAACATTACCTGATACACCAGAAGTAAACAGTTTTATCGCTGACGTCTCCGGAGATGGTGACAGCATTAACGAATTTATGAGCCAAGTGGACACCTTCACCACAGTGTTTGGTGTTGTTTGGATCAGCTGCATTAAGCCCGCAGGTGCAGAATATGCACGTTGGCGTATGCACACACCAATTGATGTAGTCAATTGGCAATATGGTTACACACCAAGCGGTGATTTAGAATTAACAAAGATTGTTATTAGAACAGCTACTGAACCTGAAGTAGAAATCTATCAATACATTACAAAAGACACTATTGAAACTGTGTTTGTTCCTTTTGAGGAAAATGCAGACATAGACCTTCCCATTGGCGTAATGCCCATAGAAGGCGATGATGGTAAAACAATTTACAGAATTTCCCAAGTCAATGAGTTGGGATACATCCCTGTAAGACCCGTATATCAAAGCACCAAGATTTACAATGGTGTGGGCCACACCCCAATATTTGATATCGCGCAGCTACAGCGTAGCATTTACGGTGACTTTGGTGAGATCTATTCCGCGGTAAGTTATGGTGCTCACCCCGTAAACATTATTGATGAGACCACATTGGCTCAAAATAATTACAACGTAGGTGCGGAGCCTGGAACTACAATTAGAGTGCAGTCCTCGCTCAACGGGCAACCCTCTTATGTGTATGAGTTTGTTGCTCCTCCCTTGGACAGCATCTCAGAATTGCGTGAATTGGTAGAGCAGAAAATCGAAAAGATGAATCAGGTAGCTATGATCCGTTCAGACGAATTGATCAGAGCAAGTCGCAGTGGCGCTCAAATAGAAATGTATG